CGGATCGTAAGGGTATGCTTACCTACTGGAAGGATTCTGTTAAGAAAGAGCTAAAGACTTATATGGAAGAGTCCAGTGAGTTTGGTGTAGATGCAGCCCGTAAGAAGGCTGTAAGCGTAGGCAAGGGACTTAAGCATGAAGCCCTGAAGATCATGAAAGAAGAGTACGACTACACAGGCAGTGTCCAAGAGATGAACTGGGAAGAGTTACAGTACTTCATGACTGTAACAGACTATCTCAGAGAGCTATCCAAAGGCGCACAGTAGAAACGAGAAGAGGGGCACCGTTAAGTGCCCCTTTTTTTAATGCTTAGCACCTCGTTTAGGTACATAGTCTTTCACACCATACTGCTCTACACTTGCTGCTATCCACATCTCTGCTTCTGTTAGCTTCTCTAGGGCAATCTGTAACTCTCGTGTTGCGTTAAGATTGTCTGTCAAGAAGTGTTCTAGCTGTACGAGTGTCAAACTCATAGCCTCATAGAACTGGTCTTGTCTGGCTTCCATGAAGTCTTCCGCTTCTTTTTCTAGATCCATTACCGTCCTCTGTAAGTAGTACAGTGTTCACCCGTGGCTTTGATAGCCCTTCTCTTATGAACACAACTAAGTCAGTATACCTCGCCTATTATATGACTGTCAAGCGTCAGATAGGACTACTTGTATCAAACGTATACAGGCTCTTTATGATAGTAGCCTTTGTTTCTTCACAGACAGAGGCATTCTTTCTCAAGTTCTCCTCTGCGGGTATGACCTGTAAGTTACCACTCCAGTGAGGTCCACCATCTGCTAGAGGCCACATGTGATCTACATGGTGCTGTACGCCAGTGGCTTCGGTTAAGATGTTACGTAGTTTGTACGTTTGTAATAAGCGTTGTTTTTCTTGAGGACAGTCACGTAAATGTACTGGTATCTGCTTGCGCTTTAAGGCTTTATAACGTGCTTTGAGAGATGATATCCTTTCTTTGTTAGCCTCTCTATAAGCTTTATCGGTTTGGGACTTCTTCTCTTTGTTAGCCTCTCTATAATCTTTAGCACTAAGCAGCGCCCTTTCTTTGTTGGCTTTATACCAAGCAGCAGCTTTAGCGCAGATTCTGTCTCTGTTAGCTTTATGGTAAGCCCTAGCTTTAGCAGCCATCTTCTCTTTGTTAGCCTCTCTGTAAGCTTTCTTCCTCGCAGCTATCTTCTCTTTGTTAGCCTCTCTGTAAGCTTTATTCTTGAGACGCAAGGCCTCTTTGTTAGCTTCTTTATAGGATAGGCTCTTTGCACGTCTCTCTTCCTTAGTTTGAGCCATCACAACCCTTCCTTCATAAAGACCTTGACCCACTCTGCGCAAATACCACTACGTACAATGTCATCAATACCAAACTCAACTACAGGTACATCTAACATATGTTTCTTAGCGAGATGAATGACCTTAGCTAGACCAGACGTACCCTTAAGATCAGACTGCTGAATATCCCCGTTAAGTACAATAGTACTACCCTCACCAACACGTGTCAAAAGCATCTTGATCTCAGGGATCTCAATGTTCTGTGCTTCGTCTACAATGATAAAGGCATTCTCAAAGCTACGACCACGCATCAAAGCTAAGGTAGCGACTTCGATGTTTCCTGACTTAAGTGCGGTATCAACGGCACCCTTACTCAGATGCTTTGTGAGTACGTCTAACACTGGTAAGGCCCAAGGTTGCGCCTTTTCCTCTAGTGTGCCTGGGAGGTACCCTATATCACGTCCTACCGCTACGTGAGGGCGTGTGATAACAATCTTGTCGATCTCTTTGAGGATATACAAGTCTGCAGCGCAGGTAGCCGTCACATAAGTCTTACCTGTACCTGCTGGACCTAGGATCAGAACCTGCTTACTAGACTTGATAGCCTTGATAAGTTTGTCTTGGTTCTCTGTCTTGGGTAGCATACCTGATACAGGTTTATTAGATGCCCCTTTGTAGGTAGTCTTACGGCGGGAACGTGTTTGCTTCTTTGGCGGTTCGTTATCATTAGCGTTCATACTGATTCCTTAAATATGCTAAAGCTTTTTCAACACCTTCGATGTTATCTCCCAAGTGACCTAGTGCGAAGTTACAAGGCTCACAAAGCCAACCTCTGTAGGCATCTGTCACATGGCAATGGTCTACTACTAAGGTCTTGTGATGTTTCTTGCCGCAGCAATGACATTCCCCTGTGTTCTCATCTTTATGTAACTTACGTAAGACGTTTCTTATCCTGTTGTCGGAACTGACACACATCTTACATCTGGTATCGGTACGATCCTTGTTTGTACGCATAGAGCCAAAAGACTTAAGATTCTTTTCTTTCTTACATATCTTACATACCTTAGAAACCCCTTCTTCTATAAGATTGGGTAAGGCTTTAAACAAATCCATCTGCACATCAGTATTCCTTCTTACTGATAAACTCCGATAAGCTCTCCAAGTCACGATACCCGCCTATAAGACTGCCATTGGTAGCGAATACCTGAGGTACAGTCTTAATACTGGCTTCCTTCATGAGTGACAACACCCACTTGCTTGAGCCTTCTTCGATGTTGTACGTAGTGTAGTTGATACCACGATCTTTAAGTAAGGCCTTAGCCTTGTCGCAGTACTTACAGTCGTTACGTGTGATGATAGTATACATAGTGTATCCTCTAAAGCCACCACCCCAGCTTAGCGCCGTTGTGTATGATAATCATAAAGCAGGTGGCCACATGGACCACCCACCAGAATGTGCGAATGACGGCTACTAAGTCTGCTTGCGCATCCGTTTCACCTACTTTCTCACCTAAGCTTTTAGCCCAGATGCGCCACATTAGACAAGATCAACAATCTCACATGCATCACCTGAACACGCAAGTGTCTGACTACCTGATGTGTTATCTTCATTCTCATACTCTGAAAGCTTAGACCAGTCAATGCGCTTAGGCATCTTGTCTAGCATCTCTTGGTATGTCTCTTCGTCACAGTCTTGGTAAGGTGCCTGTTGATACGTATGTTCGTTGAACGGTAGGAACGATACGCCTGACATCTCATCGAAGTGTTTGTACACAAAGGCACCAACTTCTAACCACTCTTCTGACTTAACATTGATAGTCACAGATGGTTTGTGTTCACACCAGTTGCGCTGGTACATGAGCCACATCTCTAACTGCTCAATAGCTGTCATGTCTGCAGTACATGTAGCACCTACTGGAGCCTTCTGAGGGAAGCTAAACACGGTAGTCTGGTCTGGCTTAAACGCATCTGGCTCGTTAGGGATACCCTGATCCATCATAAACTGAGTTAGGGGATCTTTGTTGTCACCACGGACGGTGCGGATGTAAAAGGGGCTATGTCTTGCATGTATTCCGCTGGCACTGTCAACCAGTTGTGAAACCGTGCCGCTTGGCTTGACACAACTAATAGCAGCAGCAACAGGGATGCCGAGAATACCAGCCCAGTGTTCATTGGTATCAACAGCAACCTTTTTAAGATGTGCAAGGGTCTTATCCAATCCGTTGTTCTTTAGGGTCATCAATGGATTGTCCATGATACCTGTTAGTGACACACCCAGTAGACGTTCTTCTGCTGTGTTAGTAGTCCATTGCTTACGCAAGTACGGGAACTTGATGAAGGTAGACTGGATTGTACCCAAGATCGTAGCCAAGCGTACCTTCTCTGATAGTGTCTCAATGGTATCGGTAGCACGTACTACACACTCGGTTAGGTTGCAAAACTGGCTTGGGCGTAAAATTATCTCGCTGCAAGGATTTGTTCCGAACTCATAGTCTGCATCACGACGACCATTCTTAGCTGCCTGTTTCTTAGATGCCTCACGGTTAAAGATACCACGCTCACCTGATCCTGACTCAACCAATGCCATCCACTCTTTCATGAAGGACAAGTTGTCAGGCTTTTCTGTGTACGATACAGAGTTGTTAGCCAATGCACGTTGCGGGTTGTTCTCCCACCAAGCACCAGACTTAGCTGAACGCATACGGTCATCAGACAAATTCGAAAGTGAGATCATGGCCGAACGCCGAACTCCACCGACGACCACTACTTCACCGATCTTACACATGATGTCGTGGCACTCTACTGAGGATAGCTTACGACCTGAAGCTTTCTTAAAGGTAGCGATAGTGAAGTTGAACAAGTCAACCAAAGGTGCGGGACCAGAAGCACGACCACCGAAAGTCTTGAGTGGCGCACCAGCAGGGCGTACCCGTGATACATCCCACGTAGGAATCTCACCACTATATAGGAGTGCAATAAGTTGACGCAGAGACTTAGCCCAACCCTCTTTACTGTCCTTGACGACGATATTTGTCTCGCTCTCGAAGAGTTGGGGCACTTCGGGAAGCTTACTGATAGACTGACGCTCGACACTGAAGCCGACACCAGTACCACAGAGCAAGATGAACATAGCCTCATCGAAGGACTTAAGGTCATCTACGGCTAGGTACGAGCAGTTATACATGCACGTATTGTCTCTATCGGCGGCTAAACCGCTTGTCATCAATGATCTCATAGAAGGCATCACTTCTAGCCCAAGGATAGCTTCCTCAAGCTGACGCTTAGTAGCTGGGTCAACCATGTCACGGATAGTGTTCACAGAAAAACGTGTCACTGTGTCTTCCCATGACTCACGGCCTGTGTCTTCATAGTACTTAGCGTACCGTGATTTGTGGATGAATGCTTGATAGTCTGTCGGTAGGTGGTTGCTTATCATTTCATAGCCTTATCAAATAGGTTCATAACATATTCATGTGTGTTGTTCTCTACGCTCATGGTAGATCAGTCAAGTCTGGGGCTTTGTAGTTTGGACCCTTTAGTACTTTACCGTCTTCACGAAAGATAGGCTTGCCATCCTCGCCTAGCTTAGACATGTTGCTTAGATGCACACGCATGAAAGCTTCGTCTAGTGCTTCGTTGCCGTAGTAGTGCATGGCGTACTTGAGTGTTTCATCTGACTCAATCATTAGATGCTCCCACTCATCCAACTCTTCTGTGCTGGCCAAGGAAAGTAATGCGTCTGGCGCTACAAGGTCAAAGCCTTCAACCACATACCGTAGGTCTGCAATCTCTTTAAGGTGTGCTACTGTGCCTACCTCTTCCGCTTGGGCTTCAGCTAGCTCTTCTTTGACTAGCTTAATCCAAAGTCGGGCATCAAGGGAGCCTCGAAACGTCTTAATAAACTGTTCCAAGCACTCCTCTCTAGTTCTGTCTGTCATGGTCTCTCCTTAACAAGTAAGTTGGTTATTTCAATGTCATCTACATCGTAGAACGCATCTGTGATCAAGTCTCTCACATCTTCTTCATGTGAATCCTCAGATGATGATAGTATGTTATTGTTGTTGTCTACAGTAACAATAGCAGTAACACTGAATGATTTATCTGTCATCCTTCCTCTCCTACATAGCGACCTCGTAGTCGGCGCAGGTACCACATAGCTTTGTCTAAGTCCTCGACGCCATTCTTGTACTCATGACGCCACAGATACTTCAGTACGTTAGCTGCATGAGGAGCTACACGGGATGACATGTTCTCTGTCATAGCCTCAATAGCTACAATACATTCGATGCCTGACTGGTTGTAGTGCTTGGGTTGCTCTACTGCGTCATGGTCGTCGTACTCATGTAGCTTAGGCATTCTAGGATGCTCTAACTGCTTATCTAAATCCCACTTAGCCATTAATCTTTCCTCTGCGTTTTAAGGGGTATCTTATCTGTTTTAGCTCTGGAACCTGGCTCTGTCAACCAAAGCAAAGGTATTACTCTATGCGCCCAGAGAAAACCATTCTTGTCACACCATTCAAAGTATCTACTCTTGGCACCCTTATACAGCTTGGCATTTGCGTTGCTGAATACGAAGCGAATATCTAACTCTGGATGCTGCCCCTTGATGGCTAAATGCTTGCGTCGATCTTCATTGTCGAAGATACCTTTTGTCTCAACTATGATGCCATTATCTAACTCAAAGTCTGGTGTGTACTTGCGATAGCGTAGGTCTTCCCACTCAATCTTTAGCTGCTCGTACTTAACCTCCTTCTGTCTTGGTGTTAAAAAAGCAGCGGCCTCTTTTTCGAGACCACTGCGATAACGGCGAGAGTTATGAGTTCTAGCTGTTGTCCTTTTACCCATCAGGTTCCCCTATAGAGATGTAGTCGATTAAGGGCGGGTTCTTAGCCTTAGAGTTAGGCGAAGGTAGTGTCTGTAGTGTAGGCCAGCACTTATGCTTAAACGCACAGAAACCACACTCTACACCAAGCTTAGTGTTACCCGTCTTCTTACGATAGAACGTCTCTTCGATAGCCTCAAAGCAACGCTCAAAGGGTTCGTCATTGTCGATGTAATCCGTCAGGTCTTCGATCTTCTTAAGTACCGCATCTTTATCGACACCCTCTGCTGAGACGTACTTAAACTCACCGTTAGCCTTGTTGACTACCCACCACCCACCAACGTCCTTACCTGCGCCCTCTGCGTAGCCTACAAGCTGTGGGACGTACCCGAAGCTATCACCGTCTGCTAACGCATCAAAGGATGCAAACTTATTCTGGTATGACCAAGGTGAGGCAGACTTAACGTCATCAACCTTACCGTCCAACACCATGTCATACTCACCACGGATCTCTTTACCGTTACCTAACTTGAGTGTGACATAATCGTTGTCATCAAAGTCCACCTTAGCTGCCCTCATGATGCCCTTGAATACTGCTTCAACAATATCACCTAGGATCATGTTCATCAGGAAGTGTGGTGGGAAGGGTGTCTTACCCTCTGGCTCATTCTTATCGTACCATAGCTGACACTTGGGTCGGCCAATGTTAGACATACGTAAGCGGAATGCATCACGGGGACCGCTATCAAACTGCTTGAACAACGCTGCCTCTACATCGGAGGCGACCTTTGCGGCCACCTCCTTTGACATTGTAGACTCACCTGCCATAGCTTTCTGTAGGAACGTAAAGATCGCTAATTCTGCAGGGTGATTCATTAAAACGGTACCTCATCCACATCAATGATAGAGCCAACCAGTTCCTTGTCTTCGTTACTCATACTGCTGCTGGAACGCTCATGGTGCATGTCCATGACCTTACCGTTGTTGTACTCAACAAAGCCTAGGAAATCCTTAAGCGTCTCATTGTCTGGGTCAGTTAGTTCAACCTTCTCGCCAACCTTAGCAGTACTGATACCATACACAGCACCTGTAGGGATGGAACGCTCTTCACCAGCCATAATCAGTGTAGACATGATCGGCAGTAGGTTCTTACGTTGTAGCAACGTCAGTGCACCGTCGATATTCTTAAGGCTCTCACGGTTCTTAACATCCATAACGAATGGCATGTCAACAAACTGCATAGATGTAAGAGCATTACCTGCATCATCTACAGGGTTATCTACAGTGAGTAGACCCATGAATACCTTCACACGTTTTACTGTACGAATGATGTCTTTGGTTGACTCTGGTAGCGCATTAAAGTCTTCGATGTAACC